TATAAAAATTTAAAAAAAGTTTGCATTTATTAAATTTTTTTATAAAATACACGAGCTTTAAGAGAATATTTATATTTTTTATACTATTTGTAATAATATAAAAAATATAACAAAAGGGATATTAGCTCAGTAGGTAGAGCAGCTCCCTTTTAAGGAGAAGGTCCTGGGTTCGAGCCCCGGATGTCCCACCATTTATGAACATTAAGCTTACGAAGGGCTTTGAAGAGTTGGTTTTCCACTATTCAAAGCCTTTTGTTGTTGTCAATTACGAGTTCGACGACCATATAATTGATAACTCTCAACTTTTTCTCATAACTGTAGCTTTTCCGCTTGTCATAGAGCTCAACCAAAAGTTCGACGGTATTGTCTAAATTAGTTAAAAGAACATCATCTTTTTGATCTAATTTATTTAATTCTTCATTTATATCCATTAATTCATTAACAATAGAATTTTTAGAATCATTTAATTCCTCACTACTTATCTCCCCCATAGATCTCATTTTAATTAATGAGGTCTTTTCATTTTGTAATTTTTTAGATCTTTTTTCTAAACCAAGTCTTGTTTTTTGAGTTTTTTCAATTTCCTCTAAATGATATTCTTTGATTCATTCTTTTACTTCTTGCTTATATTCATCAGGAATACGATATAGGTGTAAATTTTCATCAAACACCTTTACTATTTCTTTTTGATTATACCACAAGTTTTGTTTTAGATCTCAATGTAAATGAAAATAAACATACTTTTTCTTACATAGTGATACTGTTAATTTTTTACCACTTTCTTTATGAAAAACTTTTCATTTAAGAGGAGATAAATCCCTATCGTATATGTAAGTAACCCCTCTTGATATTTTGTTAACTTTCTCCCATAATTCTCTAGATATTAAAGCTTGATGTTTTCATTCATATAATTCTCCAGCATATTCTATAACTCAATAATAAAAAGGATTTTTAACCATTCTTTCCATTACTGTTTTTGTAACTTTTCATCATTTCCTAGTTCTGAAACCTTCTTCGAATAAAATATCTACAATTTTTCTTAAAGGTACATTATCAGACCTTAATTCAAAAATTCTTTGAATATAGTGCATATTTCAATCATCTACATCAGCTCATCTTGTAATTCTATTATTTACATATCATAAAGGTACAGGTCAAACAATTCATCATCATTTAATTTTTGTTTCAATTCATTCCATTACTTTTTTTCTAAGATCAACAATATATTGATTTGAAAATCAAAAATGAATTGAAAGCATTAAAACTTGATCTCAAGTAAAAATTCACTCTTTACAGTGAATTTGTTTAATTTTTCAACATTGTGCATACCACTTTAAAGTTCATTCATCAACAGCATTTCTAGTAAGTCTATCTAAATGCTGAGTAATGATTATATCAGCTGTTCATTTTTCAAACATCATAATCATTTTATTGAATCATTCTCTTCAAGGTTGTTTTGCACTTTTTGCTTCCAAAATAGTTTCAACTACTGTATATTTATTTAATTTACAGTAATCAAGACACCATGAAAGCTGAGTATCAATAGATTGAACTTGCATATCATCTCTATCAGTTGATTTTCTACAATAAATTACTACTTTCATATTATAAATAGATATGTTTTAATTTTTTTATTACAATAGATTCTGGAACTACTAAACACTGAGCAATAGTAGGTATGTTCTCATACTCTTTCCACAAATCCTTTACTTGCTCTGTAGGACATAAAAGATCCATAGCAAAAGTATCTGCTTTCTTTTCTTTATAATCAGTACATGCAAAAACACCAGTAGATGCTCAAATCTCTCCATCAATATAATGACCTAATTCGTGAGCAATAGTAAATCTTTGCTCTGCTAAACTTAGATTATTATTTATTACAATAGTTTTTCATGAAAATAGTCAGTTGATATTTTCAAAAGAAAAATATTCTATATTTAATCAAACTTTTGATACAATAGATTCAATGTCAACAGGTATCTCAAAGTTGTTATATTCATTTAGAAATCCTCTCATAAAAGAAATTTTTAATGCATTTAAAAATAGTGTTCTAAAATAACACCTCAATCCTAGATTTTAAGCAAGTATTACTTGTCTAATATATCTTTTAGAAATTTAGTGTTTCATTGTTCAATTTTATACTTAGCATACGACATTATATCATTTAAAACAGCTTCATCTTGTGTCCCAAATTCTCTTGAAAGAGCCAGTTTAAGATCAGCTAGACTAAGATTTTTTAAAACATCTATTGGATCAGATATTGTATCTCAAGTTGTCACTTCATATTCATATTTTTTAGCTTTTTTAAACATCTCCTCAAATTCCTTTTCTGTAATTCAGATAGTTAAAGCCATTTTTTTATAAATATCTAAATTTGATGTATTTCTCTTTCCATTTAATAAATCACTAATATAAGGTTGAGATTTATCTAGCTGTTCAGCTAATGACATGACAGTTTTTCATCTTTCTTCAAGCTCTCTATATATTTGATTCCCTAAATATTTACAGATAGCATCAACATTAACAATTTTTTCTTTAAACATTTTTTATTTATTATAACTAATATCGGTAATATGATATATTTATTTACTTAAAAGTCAATACTTTTTTAATAAAAGCATTGCTTTAAGATATAAAAAAGTTATAAAATCATTTGCATTATACACAAATATGGTTATATTGATGTTACGGAAATGCCAATGTTCTTTAAAATAACCTGAATACAGACAATTAATATTTTTTTGAATTTAACTATAACCTAATTAAGTTATACTAGTAATAAATTTAAAAAGATGAAAACTGAAGATAGAAAATGGAAGTGGATTAACTGTGCTTTTTATCTCGATGAACCTCTAGAAGAGAACGAGATAAGAAATGCTTTTAAAAATGAGTTTGTAAAAAGAGATCTATTAAGATTAATAGAAATTTTAAAACAACCTGATACTTAATACCACTTAACATTTATATATGAGATTAATTGACAAGAAAATTCAAGATAAAACTTTAGTTGAATTACTCGCTAAAAAACTAAAGAAAAAACCTTATCTTATAAGATTCCACATTAGCAAATACACAAATCCTAGATGGAATACTAAATGGGAACTCACTAAAGCACTAAATGAAATAGAGTGAAAAACCGAAAAGAATAAGTATAGCATTTTAGATTTATTTGGTAATGAAGAAAATATATGAGAAAAAGGTTAAAAGAAGATCATTGCATCGTCTGGATACTAATATTGATAATACTAATTATCTGATTGGTATGACACTCTGATTACTGTGTTGAACAATTAGAGTATCAAGCTAATTTATATTGTAACAATTGACTATGCAACACACCATAACAGTAGACCATGATAAATATGAGTCTATGAAAAGAGAACTTGAAGTTCTCAAAGCTATTGAAAATGATAAATTTTGCAGGTTTGTAGAATTTGTAGACAGACTTTCTGATTCTAGAGCTAAGGTAAATACTAAGTATTGCATTAATACCTTTATTGAAATGGAATTAGAAAAGTATAGAGATTTACAATTTAAAATAGAACCATGAAAAATTTAGAGAAAAAAATAGAGCTTTTTAAAAAGCTTAGAAAAATTTATTACGAACTTTCAAATGAAACTGAAATGAGTGATAAAGAATACTCAAAACTCCTAGAATTGTGAGATAAGATCATAACAATGGAAAATGAGTATGGAATTACTGAGGAGTAAACCTCAATAAAAACAATTTTATGTTAAATGCTAATTTTAAGGCTATGAAAAATGATTATAAGAAAAAGCCTCTTAAAAAAGAGACTCTTCCGTGAGAACTAATCAACTTAAAAAAGTCAATTAGCACTTAACATCATACTAATTTATTTAATAAAATCAAACTTATGAGTGATTTACAACTTTGGAAAGACCAAAATAAACTAGATGAGGTTAAGAAATTGTTTGCCCCAAAACTTACTGAAGATGAATTTAACACTTTTGTATGAATTGGGAAAGCAACTTCATTAAATCCATTTTTAAGAGAAATATGGGCTGTAAAATATCAATGATTACCTGCGAGTATATTTATAGGTAGAGATTGATATAGAAAATCAGCTCAATCAAATAAAGAATATGATTACCATACTGTAGATGCTGTATATTCAAATGATGTCTTTGAAGTAGAAAATTGAGAAGTAAAACATAAATATAGTATTACAAATAGATGAGATTTAGCATGAGCATACTGTATAGTAAAAAGAAAATGAGCTTCAAAAACAATGTTTAACTTTGTAGATATAAAGGAATACAACACTAATCAAAGTGTATGGAAACAAAAACCAGCTACTATGATTAAAAAAGTTGCTGAAGCTCAATGATTAAGATGAACATTCCAGGAGTTATTTGCATGAACTTATGATGAAAGTGAAGAGATTCCAGTAAATCAAAATCAAGAATCTCCTGAAAAACCTTGAGTAAATAATGAAGATCAAGAAAAAAACTTCTGAGTGTATTATGATAAAATGATGGCTGTAAAAAACGAAGATGAATTAAGAAAAGTTTTTATAGATCTAAACAAAGAAAGGAAAAAATTTAAGGATTATTTATCCGAAGATCAATTAAAAGAGCTTGTAGGTCTAAAAGATGAAATTAAGCAAAAAATAAATGAAAATATAGTTGATGCTGAAATCATACCTGAAGAACCTATTAAATCTAAATAATAATTCCTAACTATAAAAACCATGTGAAAAATTAAAAGTTTAAGTTGGTCTAAGATAAATTCTTTTGAAACATCTAGATCACAGTTTATAAAAACATATTTTGAAGAAGAACCATTCTTCGAAACTAAAGAAATACTATTTTGAAAAATACTCTGAACTATTATAGAACTATGAAGTTTTGATGAAGATGAAATCATAAGAGCTATATCAAAAGATAGAAACTGAGAGATTCAAGATGTTGAAGCTTGGAAAGTTAAAACATATAAAGAGATAATTTCTAGGATATCAGAAAACGAAGATTTTGTAGAAAAACTCCTAAACTTCCAATTTGATCTATTCCCAGTATATGAGCAAAAACTACAACAATTTATAGATTGAATTTGCTGTCTAGGATTTTTGGATAACTGTCCTGATATAGTAAGTGATGGATTACATGAATTTAGAGAATTTAAAACCTGAAAAAAACCATGGAATCAGCAAAGAGCTGAAAATCACTGACAATTATATTTTTATGCAATCATGATAGAAGAACAGTCTTGAATATTACCTAAGAAAGCTTATCTTGATTGGCTAGAAACTGCTGAAGATGAAAATGGTAATATTATACCAACTTGAAATATTCATACATTTGAAGTAAACATAGATCCAAAGGAAGTTAAAAAATTAAGAAAAAGGATTCCAAAAATCTTCAAAGAAATGAATGATGAGTATGAAAAATGGTTAGAATCTCAGGAATGACAACTTGAAATAGATACTTCAAAAATGAAAGAGTATGCTGAACTTGAAAGACAAAAGAAAAATATTCTTGATAAACAAGCTATATTAAAAGATGAAATTGATAAAGAGATGAAAGATAAAAAAGTAGATACTTATAAACAAGAATGAATTGGAAGTTTTTACTATATTCAAAAGAAAAAATGGGATTATCCTGAAGATATTATATCTAAAGAAGAAACTATTAATGAAAAGTTTAAAGAAGAGCTTCAAGAAGTTATTATATTAAAACAAGAATTTGAGGAAAAAAATGAACCTGAGGTGTCATCCACTCTCAGTTTTAGGCTATGAAAATAGGTACGAATGAGGAACTCATAGAATATCTAAAAACTGCAAGAAAAAGGCTTTACAAAGTAAAAGCCTTTTCTCGTTCCCGTTCAATTCCTCAAAACTCTTATTTGCATTTAATATTTGAATTTATCGCTGACTATTGAGATACATGACATACGGCTGAAGAATTAAAAGAAATTTTTAAAGCTAAGTTTTTGAGAAAGTATTCTTATAAATTTAAAACTAACTATATAAAACCAACCAAAGAATTAGATAGTAAAGAGATGACTTCTTTTATTGAACAAATAAGAGTATGGGCTAGAGATTTCTTGAGTTTAGATATTCCTGATCCTGAAGAAAAAAGGATGCTCGAATATTACAATAACAAGATCTAATATGCTAAAAAATTGATATGCAATATGTGATAATGATTGGATTTTTGATAATAAAATAAAATCAGAGTTACCTTTGTTATTATATATATCGAGTTTAACTGCTGAAAAAGGTTATTGTTTTGCAGGTAACTTCCATCTAGCTTCCAAATTAAAAATACATGAAACGAGTGTAAGTAAAAAGATAAAAAAATTATCTAATTTATGATACATAAACTTAGAATATAAATATAGATGATGTGAGGTTATAGATAGAAAAATACGGTTAGCGAAAACACCAACCGTGGAATTGCAAAAATGCCAATCGACCATTAGCAAAAACACCAAAGATAATATTACAAGTATTAATAATACAAGTAATAATAACTCTAAAGAGTTACAAAAAAATGATGTAAGTTCTGAACTGAGTGAAATTTGAGATTATTGAGATACTGAAATTAATGCTGTTTTAACACTTTTATATAGATGAATTTGAATAGATGATTTTAAAGAATCTAAAAAATGGCAAAGAATCTATTGAAAACACTTTGTAAATTTTATAAAAACAAAATGAAAAGAAGAGTTTATAAAAAGATTAAAGCTCATTTTAGATGATGATTTTAAAGTAAAAAATTGCAACAGTATTAAATATCTTTATTGAGAATTAAAAAGTTTTATTCATTCCCCAATTGTTTGAATTAATAAAGAAAAAGTGATGATTGAAGATATGAGTACTGAATTAAATTCAGATCAAAAAAGAAAATTGAGAGAAATAGCTTGATGATGGAAAGAGAAAAACAAACATAAAGAACTTACTCCATGAATTTTAACAAATATGATTAATAGTGTTTTATGAAAAAAATATGACTAATACCAACTTAAAAAAAGAGTTTATTGAATTACAACTCACTGAGATTATTCCTTATGAGAATAATAACAAGATTCATACAGATAAAGATGTATGAGAAATCGTGAAATCTATACAAAAGGATTGATACATAGCTCCGATTGTAGTAGATGAAAATAATATAATCTTAGCATGACACGGAAGAGCTCTAGCACTTGAAAAAATTTGAATACAAAAGATAGAAGTAGTTAGAGTCTTTTGATTAAGTGAAGAGCAAAAAAAGGATTATAGGATTAGAGATAATACAACAAATTTACTAGCTGATTTTAATATTGAAAATCTTAAAATTGAGTTAGCGAGTTTATGAGATTTTTCTATTGATTTGATAGATCATCTAGATTTTGATTTGAATTTTAATTTATTTGAATCTGAGGATTATAATGAAAATATTGAAGATGAAGTTCCATTTATTGATGAAACAAAAATCATAGTAAAGCTTTGAGATATATTTCAACTTTGAGAACATAGACTTATGTGCTGAGATTCTACAAAGATTGATGATGTTAAAAAACTTATGAATCAAGAACTTGCATCGATGATATTCACTGATCCCCCTTATAATGTAAATTATAAATGACAATGAAAAATCACATGAACCAATAGAAAAATTGAGAATGATAACATGAGTGATGAGAACTTTCTAGATTTTCTAAATGATACTTTTGATGTTTACAAACAAATTTGCATAAAGGAAGCTTGAGTCTATGTCTTCCATTCCACTTCCACAGCTTCTATCTTCGAAAAAGCACTAAAACATAATTGATTTGATATAAAAAATCAACTTATATGGAATAAGCCAAGCTCAGCACTTTGATGGTGAGATTACAGATGGAAACATGAACCATTTTTTTATTGCTCTGTAAAATGAAGTAAAACAAATTTTTATTGAGATAGAACTCATTCAACTGTAATTGAAACCTTAGAATGAAAAACAGATAAAGAGCTTTTAAATATTTTAAAAAGAGCTCGTGATGCTGAAGCTGAATGAAAAGTAACAATTTGGAGTATGAGAAGAGCAAATGTAAATGAATATGTACATCCTACTCAAAAACCAGTTGAGCTGATAGAATATGCTTTGAATAATTCTAGTAAAATTTGAGATAATGTTGTTGATTTGTTTTGATGAAGTGGATCTACTCTTGTAGCTTGTGAAAAAAGAAAAAGAACTTGCTATACAATGGAGTTAGATACTGTATTTGTTCAAACTATAATCAAAAGATATCATGAAGTGACAAACTGAAAAAAGAAAATTCTATCTCTCACAAGAGATTTAGATATTAACAATATTTTAAATGAGTACTAAAAAGCTCAAGAAAAAACTCTCTCAAGTTACCTTAAAACAAAAAGAATCAGTAGTAGAAGATATTTCAAAGAATTTACCTGCAGAAGAAGAAAAAAATCTAAATAAATGAATGTGAAGACCTCCAATTATGACAGATATGACTCTCCAAAAACTCAAGCTATGTTTTGCAGTAGGTATGACAGACGAACAAGCCTGTTACTTTAGCCAAATATCTACCAGTAAATTATACCAACATCAGCAAGAATATCCTGACTTTTTGGAGGAAAAAGAGATGCTTAAAAATAGTATTTCTCTACAGGCTAGATTGAATATTTGAGCTAATATAAAAAAATGAGATTCTGCTGATTCTAAATGGTGGCTTACCATGAGAGATAAAGATTTTACAAACAAACTTCAACTTCAATGATGAAGTCCACTTACCTTATCTGATGAAGATAAAGTTATTTATGAAAAAATATTAAAAAATAATATTAGTTGAGATGAAAAGAAATAAAGAATTACTACATTATCTTTTCATAAATCTTGATAAAACATTTTTGAGAAAGGAATATTTTAAAAATGATTTTCTTTCTTTTTGTCTGTATTATTTCCCAAATGAGTTTACACATCCGTTAGCTTTGTTTCATCATGAATACATTGATGATTTACAAGCTATGAAAAACATATTTTTTGTTTGATTTAGAGAATGTGCAAAAACAATGTTTTTAACTTATTATTATATTTACTGTATAGTTTATAATAAAAAGAAATACATAATGCACTACAACTCAGAAATAGAACAAGCTAAATCAATACTCCTTGATTTGATAATTATACTTCAAACCAATGAGTTATTGATACACGATTTTTGACATCTATACATTCCACCCGAATGAAGAAAGCAAAATGAACCAACGAAAAAAACTATTTGAGAATTTATGATTGATTGAAATATAAAAGTTCAGGCAATGAGTATCTGAAAAAGTCCTAGATGAAAGAAATTTCTCTGAAGAGATTGAAGAACTCATAGACCTGACCTTGTTTGATTTGATGATATAGATACTCATAAAAATACTAAAAATCCTGATCTGATAGAATCAGATATAAGATTTTTAACTTGAGAAGTGTTTGGTTGATTAAATGCTTTTGCTCAAAAGATATTTTTATGAAATGTTATTAATGAAGATGGTAGAGTTCCTAGACTTAAAAAGTTTTTTGAGTGAAATAAAGATTTTAAAATATTTTGGATTCCAATCAGAATACAATGAAAAATAACTTGGGATAGATTTGTTGCTACTGATGAAGAAGCAATGAAAAAAAATAAATGAATAACTGATGATGCTTATAAGTTTATATCACTTCAAACTAAAAGAAGAGATGGTTCAATTTGATATAATCAAAACTTTAATTTGATAGCATATAAAAACTGACAAAGGATTATTAAAAAATCAGATATTAGATATTTTTATACTCTTCCAAAAGTTTATAGAGTTGTATTCTGAATAGATCCAGCTTTCTCTGAAAAAACTTGAACTGATGCAATGTGATTAACAATAACAGCTCAAGAAAAATATGCCTGAGAAATACATAAATATATTTTAGAATCAATAGCTTTTGAAGATGAAGAAAAGGATGAAGATAGATTCTGCAATAAAGTTGTAGATTTATACCAAAAATATAAGTGTAGTTTGATTTATATAGAACAAAATAATGGATGACTAATACTTGCTAGAATGCTTAAAAAAAGATGATTAGCAGTAATAGTGTTAAACTCAGAAAAGGATAAGGTTACAAGACTTAGAGAATATCAGTGAGAATTTGAAAGATGACTTATAAAATTTAACTCTGATGATAGTAAAGTATCTAAGTTAGAGAATCAATTACTGGCATTTCCGAATGATGAACATGATGATCTGGTTGATAGTATGGTTTTTAGTTTCAAACCATTTTCATGATGAGAAATTAGAACTTTTTAATTTTAATCTATGAGTTTATTACAAGAAAAAATAGTCGAGTTTATGAGTAATAATACTATAAATAAACTGAGATTAGAAACCTGAATATGATGTAAAGCAATTTACTCATTAAAGAATTGATATAAAAATAAAAAGTATACCAAACAAACTCTTGATACTTTGTATGATTATTTTGACATAAAACAAGATGAATTTTATAATGAGAATCTGAAAAAATGGTTAAAGAGTGATGAAAGTATACTTTGAAATTTATTCAAGAAAAAAAGAGAAAGCAAATGACTTTCAAAAAAAGAAGTTGCTAAGATTATAAAATGAACTGAAAGAGAAATAACAAGAATAGAATCTTGAGATGTTGCTCCAAAGTTTAATTCATACTACCTAAGAGAACTTTTAAAGTTATATGATTTTAGTGAAAGTGAATCAAACCAAATAAGATGGTATGTAGCAAGTCTGCATGATATCATTGAACTAAACAGGAATATAAAATAAAAGACCTTGAGGGGAAAGGTAAAGACTAGATACTAATGCTAGTCTTTATTTTTTTGTATCAAAATTATGTCAGATAAAAATAAAATAGTTTTATTTAAAACTTGAACCTCAAAACAGATAGATGATAAATCAGATGATTTATTTAGTAGTAATGATTGAGTAATAGAACCTGAAGTTTGATTTGAAGAGTTACTCTATGCTTATGATAATTGTTCTATTATTTCCTGAATCGTAAAAAAGATAGCATCAAAAGTAGATGCTGGATTTATAAAAACAGATAATGAAGAGTTAGATAATATGCTTAAAAACCTTGATATAGATATTATAGCTCAAAATTTATTAACTTTTTGAAATTCTTTCTCTGAAAGACTTAAAAATTGAAAAACTGAGAATCTATTGGAGTTTGAAGTTATACTAACTCCTAGCATCAGAAAAGCATCAAAAAACACCAAAGATATTACTTACTACCAAAGAAGTAAAAAGTGAATCAAGAAAGTTCCATTTTCAAGTAATGAAATATTATTTTTTAAGAGATGATCACTTTGAGATAAACATTATTGAGATAGTTTATTCCATTCTTGTATTGATGAAGTAGTACTACTTGCTTTTATTACAAAATATTACAAAAACTTTTTTGCTGGAGGTAATATAGAGCCAAATATATTGTATGATGAGCTTTGAAATCTAACAGATGAGCAAATAGAAAAAATAGAAGAGATGATAAAAACAAAAATATCGTGAATAGATAATTCTCATAATACTCTTTTTCTTACTTGAAAAATATGAAAAATAGATTTATCAACAAGGATAGATCCTGATAAATTTATAGCACTAAAAAGAGAATTAAAAGAAGATATATCAATATCAACAAATATTCCGTTTGATTTATTATCTTCTAAAAATTCAAATAGAGCTAACTCTGAAGTTGCACTAGAAACTCTTTATGCTGATATAATACTTCCACTTCAATCAAAGATCCTAAGACAATTTAAAACTCAAATTTTATCTTGGAAAAGAAATGATGAAAAAGATTTATTTTTATCAAAAATATCTGAAGAAGAAATAAATGAAATTGAATTCAATAAAATTGATTTAAAAAATTTAGTTGATGAAATGAGAATTGCTGTCTGATACAAAAAAGCTTGAATCACTACTGCTAATGAAGAAAGAGTTAAACTATGATTTGAAGAAATTATTTGATGAGATGAACTTCAAACATCATGATGAAATGAATTTAGTAATAAAGAAGATTCAGAACTTGCTGATATCGAAAAAGAACTAGAAGAAACCTACACAAGTAAGTGGTGAAATTTTTTATCAAAAATATGATTATGAAAAAACAACTAAAACTAATAAAAAAAATCGTTGATGATTTTGAAAAAGTAAAATCAAAAGAATTTATGAAACGATTCTATGATTTTATAAAAACTTTTAATAAATACTTTGATGATGAAGCTAAAAAATACATAAATGATTTAAAAGATAACAAAAATATTATAAAATCTAATAATTCAAAGATTACTGAAAAACTTATAGAAAAACTCTCAGCTATAGTTTTACTTTGACAACTAGAGCAGGAATCAAAATCAAGAAAAGAACTAGAAAGCATTTGAGTAACTCTAGATATTTGAATAAGCAACGAGTATCAATTAGAATATGCAAAAACGAGAGCTTGAGAGCTTATAAGTGAAGTAGATGAAACTACACAAAAAGAAATCTCAAAAATTATTCAGTATTGAATCTCAAAATGAAATACTTTGCAAGAAATTGCTAAAAAAATTGATGAAAAGTTCTTAAAATATTCAACTTATAGATCAAGTTTAATAGCAGTAATGGAAGTCTGAAATGCATATGAATACTGATCAAGAAAACAACATGACAGATATACTGAACATTTTTGAGTAACTTGATACAAAAGAAGTATTACTCAGTGAGATAGTAATGCTAGAGAAACTCATATAATCAACGAAGAAGCTTGATGGATTCCAAAAGATGAATTATTTCCAGGAACTCAAACAGACCATGCCCCACATTGATTTAATTGTAGGTGCTATACTGATTATAGTATTGTGAATCCTGAGAGTTTGGAATTAGAATAGATTTTTTTAAATATTTAGTTATTATTAATTTAATATAATTTTAACAAATATGAAAATGAGTTTTTTAGAAAAAATATGAATATTATTCTCAGCAAATGTTTATATTGAATGAATAATTAAAGATCTTATAGTTTTTAAGAAAAATAGTGACCTTATTGAAGAAATTAATATATGAATAATTTCTGATAAACTAAATAATGAAAGAAAAATAATTTTTAAGAAAAGTTTTAATCAGGCAATTATTGATGAATTTTCTACTCTTTATAATTTAAGTGAAGAAGATAAAAAATTATATACTGTAATTTTATTATTAAGAGATATATTATGACATTCTAGAATTTCTATTGAAGAGCAAAAAATTTGGTATACCCCATCAACTGAGAATAAAATGAATAAAATTAAAAGTTTTTTTTGAATTGAATCAGAATGAGATATTCTAACTATTGATAATACTTTACTTAATTTTGAAGCAAGAATTGAAATGATTGAAAAAATTGATAAAGAAATACTTCCAATATATGCAAAAAGTATTTGATTAGATTATTGAAGATTAAGATAAAAGACCTTTCAGGGAATACAAACACTACTAAAATAAAAGTAGTGTTTTTTATTTCCTAAAAATCTGCAATGATAAAACTTTTAAAAACAGATGATAATCATAAAACTGTGAGTTTTTGTGTTTTAACTCCTGATATTGAGGATAGAAACTGAGATGTAATAACTACTGATGAAATAATAAAAACAGCTCACGATTTTTGAGCTAATATGCAAAATAAATTCTTAAACATAGATCATGAAGATAGTACTCATATAGAAAAAACAAAATATCATTTTGTAGAAAATTTTATAGCTCCAAATGACATAATAGTTTGAGATACTATCGTTAAAAAATGAAGTTGGTATGTATGAATCAAATTCCTTGATGAATCACTTTATAAAAGTGTAAAAGCTTGAGAGTTTGTCTGAGTATCGATGGAATGATATTTTATAGTTTAATTAAATAAAAATGCCTAGAGATATAAAAAATGTGTTTGTAGATTGAATAAGTCTAGTAAGTAAAAACAATACCCCTGCTGTAGAACAAGCTGAGAATAAGTTTGCATTATTCAAAACAGTAAAAAAGGATTTGAAAAAAGAAAAACTTGAAAAAATACTCAAGAATTTGAAATGACCTTGAGGGGAAAGATAAACAAAATAGTCTATAAATGTTTTAATTTTTAATCTTTTATATTTATGAAAGAACTACTTGAAAAATTTTTTTGAGTTTTCACTGATTGAATATCTTTACTAAAAGAAGATAAATCAGATGAAGCTATAAAAAAATTTGAAGAAGCATCAGAAATGAAAGCTTCAATTACAAAAGAAGCTTCAAAAGAAAGCTTATCTGAAGAAGATATTAATAAATATTTTGAATCAGATGGTGGAAAAGAAGCTGTAAAAAAATATGTAGATATGTATTTATCATCAAATGATGTATCTTCATTTATGGATCAGATAAAACAAATTACCTGAGATATAGAAAAAATAAAAAAAGATAAAGAAAGTGATGACAAAACTGTATCTGAAGCTCTTGATTCTACAATTGATAGAGTTGAAAGTATAGAAAAAGTTTTAACAGATCAAAGGATCTCAAAAATAGATTAATTTAATTTTTAATATTATAAAAAATGCCTATACAACTTAAAAAAAGAACTCACAAAACTGAAGATCTAAAAAAGGCTTTTACTCTAGATTGAAACTGAGTTCCTGTAAATTTTCATTGGAAAAATGATGAAGCAAAAGAATTTATTGATTTTGTAAAAGATGAATCAGAATGACTTTTAAAGAAATTTAGAGTTATTACGATGACATGACCTACAAAAGAAATTGCAAAACTTATTGCTGATGGAAAATTCCTGATGCCTTGAGGTGCTTGAAAAAGAACTTATGGTCAAACAGGTAAACCATGATACAAAGTCAAAACCGATTCAATATTCCTAAGCTCTAAAAAAGTTGAATGATTCTTTTATTTATCTGATGATGAAATAGATGATAACATTGAGTGAAAAAGTTTTGAAGAACATTTGAAAAGAATTATTGCAAAAAAGATAGCAAATGAACTAGTAGAAACTGCTATTTATGGTAGAAAAGTAGAAGATCCATCGGCTGAAAATTGAATATTAAATGTTTTTGATGGTATAAAATACCAAATTGAGAAATATGGTAATGTACTTGATGCTTCAGATTCTTTAATATTTCCAAATAGAGATATTACAAGAAAAAAATATGTTCAAGCTAAAAAATCTTTAGCTAACAAATATAAAACAGATTTTGAGTTCTTCCATGATCCTGACACTCAAATTGACTTAGATGAATTATATAATGATCCAAACGGTAATAGATGAGATTGAGAAACTAAGAAAAATAGAATTGCAGGAACAAATATCAATGAAGTGTCACTGATGATGAACGAAAATCCTGTAAAAGTTGTTTGAGTTACTGCTTCAATTACTTCTCCAGCTGATGCATGAACGAATTGAATATTTATAGATACAGATTTAAGATCAAATATTTCTCCTGGAGATACAATTGCTGTTGATTATGGTAATTCTAAAGAATTACTTTACACAATTGCTTCTATAGATGCAAGTTCAATTTCAACTACAACACCACTTTTATATGATTTAGAAGTTTGAGTAAAAATTGATAAAGTAACTCTAGACGGTGCAGATATTATAGGAACGAATCCTAAAAATATAATCATCTGAATTCAAACTGATTTAAAATTAGAACCTGAAAGAGTTGCTCCTGATGGATATAACTTCTGGTATAAAATGAAGTTGGATATCTTGATTGAAAATCCTGAAGCTACAGTGCTTGTAAAAAACAATAAAACTACTTAATTTTTAATATAAATTTAATATGGTTAGAGTTATAAACAATAGAAATAGAATTTACAACTGAGCTAAAAAGTGACAAATTCTAGAAGTTGATGAATCAAAACTAGACGATTATATAAGAGCTTGATTCTCGGTTGTAAAAGAAAAAATTGAAAAGAAAAATATAGTTTTAGAATCACAAAATCTCAAAACTGCAAAAGAGTGTAAAGATATACTAGACCATGCAGGAATAGAGTATGATAAAAAACTAAAAGTTGCTGAATTGAATAAGCTTGTCGATAGTTTGGAATCAAAAAAGACAATTGATGATGAAACTAAAGATAATATAAATTACTGAGAACTTTTAGTTGATGAATGAATTATTGAGGAATCAGAACTTGAATGAAAATCTGAAAAAGAACTAAAACAACTAGCTATCGATAATTGATTAATATAAAATTATGAATTATACCACTCTTGGTAGCTTAAAAGATAAGCTTTGAATTACAGATACAAGTAGTGATTCAAAGCTTCTTTTAATTATTGAAGAAGCTACAAAACTAATAGATAGAAAAATTGGATATAACCTAGAGAAAAAAGATATTTTACAAAGAATAGATGGAACATGAACTAACAAATTATTTTTAGAGCATAAAGCAAATGAAATCATCTATATTAAAAACAAAAATAACAATTATTTTTATACTTTAGATTACATAGATAATTATATAGTCTATCTTGAAGAAAAAGCTCAAAAATGAAGTAAAAATATAGAAATAAGCTATAGTATTTGATTTGATACAGTACCTGCAGATATAGAAAGTATTTGTATGGAATTAGCCGTATCTTTGAGTCTTGATTTATGAATTAAATGAGCTAATAGTGAGAAATTTGAGAATAAAAATATAAAGAATCAGAAGCTTTGAAGCCTTTCTGTAACATACTTCTCAAATGATGAAAAAGATTCTTACATTAAAGATAGATTTAACATAGCTATTAAAGAAAATTTTGATATGATAATCTCAAAGTATAAGTCTTTTAAATGAATAATCTAAAAACTTATGGCTTTTATAGACAATTTTAGCTTTGCCTTTCAATATATAATTCTTGAGAGCTATGTTAAAAATGCAAACAAATACTGAGAAGATGTGAAGTCATCATCATCTCAAGTAAGTTTTAAATGAATAATTTTAGAAAAATGACTTAATATTTGAGATAATTTTTTAGATTCTGCAAAACTTCTAGGTTTTACATCAAAAGATTATGAGCTTTATAGTAGTAGAGATTTACTTCCTAAAAAATGAGATAAAATCATTTTAGATGATAATGTCTTTGATGTTGTATTCTCGAGTAAAGTTTACATGAATAAAGAACATGATCATAATAAAAGCATTTTAAGATTTATAAACTAGAATATGGCTGAATTTAGTTTGGATACTTTAGCAATAGAAAAAAGTATTGATGAAACTTTAACCATTGCATCAAATATTTTAGTAGTTAAAGTAAGAGAAAATACACCGAGAGATAAAAAGAGATTACCAAAAAATACTATTGATAGAAAAGATGGTAAGAAACCTTTTAGAAGTTCTCATTTTAAACCAGTTCAGATAAACTGACATTGGTATGAGTGAGTTACTTGAAACCTAAAAAGAAGTATATGAATGGAGAAAGTTTGATCCTGAAATTATGCTGTCTGAATAATTAAATGAGTTACTGAAGAATATTGAAAACATTTAGAATTTTGAACTGATACAATGGAAGAAAGAAGTTTTTTAAGAAAATGACTTGTTGATAATGAAAAAGAATTAATATCAGTAATGAAAAATAATTTTAAGATTTTATTAAATAAGAATTCTCATGATAAAACATAGTGAACTTTGATTCATAGATATAAGAGCATATATTTATGATAAAATGAAAAACTACATAAATTTAACTCAGAAAATCTGATGAGTAGAAAATATAAAATGTAGAGATATAGAATCAATAAAATGAGTAGATAAACCTTTTATAAGTTATAGTGAAATTTGATGAAATACGAATAATCTCTGAATTAGAAAAGCAGTTTATCAAATAGATATTTGGGCTACAAATATGGAAGAAATGGAAGAAATAAAAGATTTAATAATTTGATTATTTAATAGATCCTTTGAAGATGGTGTGAAATGTAAGCTCATGAGTTTTTGACCTGATTTATGAAATCCTGAAAAAAATTATGTACATAAACCTTTAACTTTTAGTTTTGTATTTAAAGATCAAAAGTTTTAAATAGTGAAATGACCTTGAGGGGAAAAATAATACTTGTAATCTATGCAAGTATTATTTTTTTAATTATTTTTCTATGCAAACTCCTGTTCAAAAATCTGAATCTATAAGAATGTGAAATGGTGTTTTAAAAATTGATGGTATAAATATTTGAGCATTAAAATGAGCCTGACTTGAAGTATCATTTTTATTAGCTCAATTAAAATTTGCAAATACCAAACTTCCACCAAGAAAAAAACTAGATCAGGTAAAATTTAATGCCGAAATTGTTGAATTGTATTTAGATAATTTAGCTAAAATTGATTGAATCTGAACTCTTTCAAATACTCCTGGAACTTCTCAAACGGTAACAAATGAAAATTACCAGGAAGTAGGATCTGCTTATAATCCTATAAAAATAAAGAATAAAAATGGAGATAATTCTCTAATTGTTCTAACAACTGTAAAAGCATGATGAACTACAGTTGCATCGAGTTCTTACTCAACTTATGTTTGAGATGGAATAAATTGAGAATTTTGATTTACATATTTAATTTTTAAATCAGCTCAAACTTGAGTAATTGAAATTACATATAATTATATTCCAACAACTAAAAAAACTTTAACTTATGAAGAAATTTTGAAAGCACTTAATTTGTATGAAGTGACATTTGAAAATACTGATGAAAATGGAAAGAAATTTTGAATAAAAATTTATAAATGATATTCAACGAGTAATCTAGCTTTTGACTTTCCTGAAGATGATGACTTAGAATCAGTTTCAAGTATTCCTGTAGAGTTTATTTGATATCCTGATCAGTATAATAAAGTTTTTGAAATATTTGATGAACAAGCTATATAATGGAAACCATAAACTTAGATATTTATAAAAAAGAAAGTGTAGATATTTTTACACTTGGATGATTAGAATATAGTTATTCTCTCAAAAAAGAAGATAAAATTTTATTTTATGAAACCATAAAAAACATAAAAGAAAAACAAAATATCATAGAAATTTTAAAATGATTATTTAAAAAAATTTTATCAAAGCAAAATGAAATCGTTGTAATAATAAAAGAAGATATTTATTCATTGCTACACTATTTTACTTTTAAATTTACTTAGTATAAAAGACCTTGAGGGGAAGCAAAAAAGATTTAGTCTATTTGAGATTAAATCTTTTTTATTGCTTATGAGAAGAAAAATAAAAGTAAAAGTATGAAACAAAACATACAAAATCTGAGAATTAACTCTTGGATGATATTATCTTGCTTTAACTGATATAGAACAGTTTATAGAAGATATTTTTTTAGAGTTCAACAAAGATATTCCAAATCTTGATGAAGATCAAACAAGAGTAATTATAGAAAAGTTATTTAACATAGAAGATTTAGAAATTAAAACACTTTTTGAAAAGAAAAAAGATAATACTGAAATTTTAAAAGACTTTCATATTAAAGTGTGATTTTTCATGAAGTTTTTTTGAAATAGTTATCTAGAAACGATGGAAACTCCTCTAGAAATTTTTAATAATTTACTTGAAGATATAAAAATTATAGCATGAGAGGAAAAATATGATCCAAAAAGAAATGAAAGCAAAGTAGAAAAAAGAAAGTTAAAAAATTTACTCAGTAATTTAAAATAAAATGTCTAATTTATGAGAACTAAGAGTATGACTTTCCGTAGATGAAAATACTATTAGATCAACAACAATGAAAATAAAAAGTGAGTTTCAAAAAGCTTGAGAAAGTGTTGAAAAAAGTTTATGAAATTCTTGAAGTAAATGATTAAAAGATATAAAAACTGAATCAGAAAAAGCAGTAAAAACAATATGATGATTAAATACTAAATTAAAAAGTTTAAATGATGAATTAAATCAAACACAAATATGAAGTAAAAGATTTAAAGAACTTCAAAATGAAATCAAAAAAACTGAAACTGAACTTGGTAAAGTTTCAAATAATACATCAAAATTATGATGATTTTTTAAATGAATTTGATGAGCTATTGCTTCAGCTTTTAGTATTTATGCAGTTTGAAATTTTATAAAACAAATAGGTATTTTATCAGCTCAAGTAGAGCAATCAAAAATAAGTTTCGAAACTCTGCTTGGTTCTGAAGAAAAAGCTTTGCAAATGTTAAATGACATTGATGAATTAGCTTCTAAAACTCCATTTAATAAGTTAGGTTTAACAAGCTCAATACAACAACTTATATGATTTTGATTTGAATGAGAAAAAGCCCTAGCTACTACAAAAGTTTTATGAGATTCAATAAGTGCTGTAGGTAGATGACAAGATGATTTGAACTGAGTTATTTTAGCCTTATGACAAATTGAAGCTAAATGAAAACTATCTACTGAAGAAGTTTTGCAAATGGCTGAAAGAGGTCTGCCAATATTTAAGATCTTAGAAGAACAGTTATGACTAACAAAAAAACAACTTTGAGATTTATGAAATCAATGAATTAGTTCTTCAACTGCTATAAATGCTATACTTACAGGTTTAAATGAAAGGTTTGCTTGAAGTATGGAAAAACAAAGTAAAACATTAAGCTGAATGTGGAGTAATTTAGTAGATAATGTACAAATTGCTTGAGCAAAAATGTGAATGTGAATATCGGATTCTTTAAAATGAATTATTTGAAGTATAAACTGATTTTTACAAAATAATATGTCTTCAATAATTGATTTTTGAAGTGATATTGCAACAAATGTAATCAATATCTGAAAAGCTATTGCTGGAATATTTATGAGTGTTTTTGAAATAATTACTGAGGCATTTTGAATACTAACTTGAGAAAATAAAAAACAAGCTCAAGACAATTTCAAAATATTTAAGTTTTTAGCAATGGCAATATCAAATTGATTTCAGGCTATTTATATAATCATAAATACTGTTTTATGAAGCATATTCTGAGCTATAAAAACACTTTGAACATGACTTTGAAACTTCTTTTGAGCAAGTTTGAATATTGTAAAATTAGCATGAAAATCAGCTGTAAATTATGTTATTTGAATAATAAACTGAGCAATAGATAAAGTAAATGTAGTTTTACAAATTTTATGAAGAAAAACTATAGATCATATAAAAGAAGTAAATACTGAAATGGAAAAGCTAGTATTAGAAAACTGACAGTGACTTGAGAATACCAAAAAAGCTTGGACTGATAGTTGGGATAAAATAAAAACAAATAATTCAAAGGCTTTTGATAGAATGCTTGAAAATATTGATAATTATGAAAATGATTTAAAAGATACTTGAAAAACTAGCACTTGAGTATTCGATAAAATAAATTCAACTATTGAGTGACTTTGAAATACTTATGATCAAACAGGATGAAAATCAAAAGAAATGTGAAAGTCATGAGCTCAAGCATGAGATCAAATAAAAGAAAGTATGAACTGACTAGAAAATAGCTTTAAATCTTATAATGATTTAATAAAAGAATCAGATAAATTAAATGAAAATTTAGCAAAAAATACTAAAAAATATAATGATGAAATTGAAGAGTGACTCAGAAAAATAAATAATCAGCTAGA